GATAAAACTCTCAGTCAGTTTATGGAAGATTGGCAAAAATCAAACCGTAAAGACGGTGTTGATGGTATGAGTCAAAAATCAGTTAATGCATATAAGCGCGAAAATCCAGGTTCAAAGTTGCAAACTGCTGTTACAACAAAACCATCTAAATTGAAGAAGGGAAGTAAGTCCGCAAAGAGACGTTCATCATATTGTTCTCGTTCCAAAGGTCAGAAAGATATGCATAACATTGACTGCACTAAGACACCGGATAAGAAAATCTGTAAAGCACGAAAACGCTGGAATTGTTGAGGTTAGTGTATGAGTGAAATTTATCTTGGTAATCCTAACCTAAAAAAAGCAAATACTCAGATTGAGTGGACTGAAGACAAAATCGTCGAGTTCCTCAAATGTAAAAGTGACCCTGTTTATTTTGCAAGAAATTATATAAAAATAGTTTCACTTGATCATGGTCTTGTCCCTTTTGACATGTATCCATTTCAGGAAAAGTTAATTCAAAACTTCCATGATCAAAGATTTAATATATGTAAGATGCCTCGTCAAACTGGCAAGTCTACAACTTGTGTATCATATCTTTTACATTACGCTGTTTTTAACGACAATGTTAACGTCGCGATCTTAGCAAACAAAGCATCTACAGCAAGAGATTTACTTGGAAGATTACAACTTGCTTACGAAAACTTGCCTAGATGGATGCAACAAGGTATTATATCTTGGAATAAGGGTTCTCTCGAATTAGAAAATGGGTCCAAAATTTCAGCTAACTCTACTTCTTCATCTGCTGTCCGAGGTGGATCCTATAATGTCATCTTTCTTGATGAGTTCGCGTTCATCCCAAATCACATTGCTGATGACTTCTTTGCCTCTGTTTATCCTACTATTTCTTCTGGACAGAGCACAAAGGTAATTATTGTTTCTACTCCTAGAGGTATGAATCATTTCTACCGAATGTGGCACGATGCTGAAAAGGGTAAAAATGAATATATTCCAACGGATGTTCACTGGTCCGAAGTTCCTGGTAGAGATATAGTATGGAAAGAACAAACTATTGCTAACACTTCTGAGCAACAATTCAAAGTTGAATTTGAATGTGAATTTCTTGGATCTGTTAATACTCTTATTAATCCTGCAAAGTTAAGGAATTTAGTTTACGATGAACCAATTCAAAGAAATGCTGGTTTAGACATTTATGAAGATCCTCAAGAATCACACAACTATCTTACTACTGTCGATGTTGCTCGCGGGATGGGGAACGATTATTCTGCATTTATTGTATTTGATATCACAGAGTTCCCATATAGGGTAGTAGCAAAGTATAGGAATAATGAAATTAAACCAATGTTGTTTCCTAGTGTTATTGATGAAGTCACGAGAGCATATAATAATTCATTTGTTTTAGTAGAAGTTAATGATATTGGTGATCAAGTAGCAAGTATTTTACATTTTGATTTAGAAAATGAAAATCTTCTCATGTGTTCTATGAGAGGACGTGCTGGTCAAATTGTTGGATCTGGATTTAGTGGTAAAAAATCTCAACTTGGTGTGCGAACAACGGCAGCAGTTAAAAAATTAGGATGTTCAAATTTAAAAACTCTCCTAGAAGACGATAAGATATTAGTTTCGGATTATGAAATTATTTCAGAATTAACAACATTTACTCAAAAACATAATTCTTTTGAAGCAGAAGAAGGTTGTAATGATGACCTTGCAATGTGCCTTGTAATATTTTCTTGGTTAGTTGCTCAAGAGTATTTTAAGGAGATGACTGATAATGATATTCGTAAAAGATTATATGAAGAACAGAAAAATCAAATAGAGCAGGATATGGCACCGTTTGGATTTATTGCAGATGGGTTTGGTGAATCAACCTTTACTGACAGTGAAGGAGAAGTTTGGCATTCCGATGAGTACGGCGATCGTTCTTATATGTGGGATTATATGTAATGGACTTTTATGAAGAGTTCGAATTAGAGCATTTAATATTTAAACAAAGAAAGTGTAAATCATGTGAAATTATAAAAGATTTAATTGATGGATTTTACAAAACTAGAAAAGGTAGTGGACCATCAGCATATTCTTATGAATGTAAAGAATGTACTAAAATACGAGTTTTGAAAAGACGAAAAGAAAAATTACCCATCAATTATTGGACATATCCTGATTGGTAGATGTTCACTCACTGTTTCCCCGTTGAAAATACCCTTTTTAATAAATAATTTCAGATAATTTGGATACGGAGAACGTAAAGATGCCATTAAATTTAGCATCTCCTGGCATTGTTGTTAAGGAAGTTGATCTAACCGTTGGAAGGGTTGATCCGACTGCCGAAGGTATTGGCGCTATTGTTGGTCCTTTTGCGAAAGGAACAGTAAACGAGCCAGTGTTAATCAACAACGAGCAGGAGCTTTTAAACACTTTCGGAAATCCCTACGCAACTGATAATCATTATGAAACTTGGATGGTGGCATCTTCGTTCCTTGCTTATGGTGGTTCACTTAGGGTTGTAAGATCTGATGATACTTCACTCAAAAATGCATTTGCTGGTTCAGGATCAGCACCTAAAATTAAAAGTTATGAAGATTATGTGAACCTTGGATATGATGAAAATATCATTTCTGGCGTAACTGTTGCTGCAAGAAATCCAGGATCTTGGTCCAACGGAGTTAAAGTTGCAATCATTGATGCAAAGGCAGACCAAATCCTCAGCGGTTTTTCAGGACTTGATTCACTCGGCACTGGTGTTGCTGTCTCTGTTGGTATGGGTATCACCCAATCTGCAGTTGGTAAAACAAAAATTGGTGCAGGAACAACCGAAGCACTTGATGGTTATTTAAAAGGCATTATTACTGAAGCATCTGCAACACAAATTTCAGTTAAAGTTATTGAGCACGTTTCCGCCGCTGGAACAGCAACGCAAGTTGACTATCAACCATCCGGAACATATGCATTTGATAATGCTACGGTAATAGGTTTCCACACTGCTGGTCAAAGTGTTGCTTGGGCAACAGCAACAGGGACTACACAGCAAGATTGGTATGATAATCAATCTATAGAACTTACAAACACTTCAATTTCGTGGAATACTCTTGCAGAAAGACCCTCCACATCATCATATGCATCCGCTAAAGGTTCAAGATTTGATGAACTGCATCTAGTTGTTATTGATGATACAGGTGAAGTAACTGGTAATGCAGGAACTATTCTTGAGAAGCATACATCACTATCTAAAGCAAAAGATTCACAGTATTCTGCTGGTGCAACTTCATATTGGAGAAAGTATACTTCTGAAGTATCAGAATTTATCTTTGCTGGTGGAGCACCTGCAGGCATTGTGACTACTGGTTTTGCTAACGGAACATTTGGTCATTCCACTGATATAGCATGGGATCAAAATACCTTAAATATTGATTTTGGTGCTACTGGTAATACCACACTAACTCTTGGTGGTGGTTTAAATTATGACGGCACTGCAGACATCGATGCTGCTGGAGCATTGACAGCCGGAGTTGGTGATCTATCGATAGGATATGATCTTTTTGCAAATAATGACGAATTTGACGTCAACTTCATCCTTATGGGTGGCGGCGGTTATGAAAGAGCAGAAGCACAATCACTTGCAAGTAAAGTAATTGCTATTGCAGAAGTTAGAAAAGATGCGATTGCATTCATTTCTCCTTGTAGAAATGAACTTCTTACGATGTCTGGTAACGGATATACAGTTAAGAGTTCTGCTGATATAACAGATAATCTGATTAGTTTTTATTCATCTGTTCCTTCATCATCGTATGGCGTACTCGATAGTGGGTATAAGTACATGTATGACAGATTCTCGGATACATTCCGTTATATTCCTTTAAATGGTGATATTGCGGGAATTTGTGCCAGAAATGATACCTTAAGTTTCCCATGGTATTCACCTGCAGGAACTGCTAGAGGTGGTATCTTGAGTGCAGTCAAACTTGCATACAATCCATCTCAAAATCAAAGAGATAGACTTTATTCTGCAAGAATTAATCCTGTAATCTTCACACCTGGTGGTGGAATTACACTCTTTGGTGATAAAACCGCACTTAACAAATCATCGGCATTTGATAGAATCAATGTTCGTAGATTGTTTATCTTCCTAGAACAAGCAATTAAAGGTGCTGGAAGAGACGTTATGTTTGAGTTTAATGACGCCTTAACAAGAAGTTCATTTGTAAATGCTGTTGAACCATTCCTCAGAGATGTTCAAGCAAAGCGTGGTATTCAGGACTTCAGATTAATTTGTGATGAGACCAACAATACTGCAGCAGTAGTTGATTCCAACGAATTTGTTGCTGACATCTTCATTAAACCATCTAGATCTATTAACTTTATCGGACTAACATTCGTAGCTACCAGATCTGGAGTATCATTCTCAGAAGTGGTTGGAAACGCTTGATTTATTTTTTTTAACGCATAAAATTACTAACGAGGATCAAAACCAATGGCACTAAGAAACATTTCACAATTCAAATCTCAATTAACGGGTGGTGGCGTTCGCCCCAACCTGTTTGAGGTTGATATAAATTTCCCAGCGGCAGTGGGAAGCACATTTGAGTTTATGAGTAATGCGGATACACCCTCAGCAGAGGATGTATCTATAAGCAGTGACGGACTTGCAGATAGGTTCCCATTTATGATAAAAGCAGCAAATTTACCAGCATCAAATATCACTCCCGTTGAAGTTCCTTTCCGTGGAAGGATTCTCAAGGTTGCTGGTGAAAGAACCTTTGATACCTGGACTGTTACTGTTCTTAATGATGCTGATTTCCAAATCAGAACTGCGATGGAACAGTGGATGAATGGTATTAGTAGACTTTCAAATGGATCTGGTGAAGTAAATCCATCTGATTATACCGCAAATGCGGATGTTACTCAGTTAGATAGAAATGGCAATCCTCTCAGAAAATATAATTTTGTTGGGTTATTTCCAACAAATGTTTCTGAAATTGCACTTTCAATGGATACTACAGATACTATTGAAGAATTTACAGTTGAATTCCAAGTCTTATATTGGAATATTGCTACAGGATCCGATTCTTCAGCGTATCCGTCACTGACTTAATAAATAATTAAAATAACACAGTAAAATTATAAAATGACGAAACTCTTTGGATTTTCTATTGAGCCTAGTGAGCCGAAATCAAAATCTACATTGTCCCCCGTTCCCCCTAATAATGGGGACGGGGTTGATAATTTTATAGCAAGTGGATTTTATGGATCATATGTTGATATTGAAGGTGCATATAGAAACGAAAACGAATTAATAAAAAGATATCGCGAAATGGCAATTCACCCAGAGGTGGATAATGCTATTGAAGATGTTGTTAATGAAGCAATTGTTAGTGATCTATATGATTCACCAGTAGAAATTGAATTGTCTAATGTAAATGCAAGTGATAAATTAAAAGATTTAATTAGAAATGAATTTAGGTATATTAAAGAACTTTTAGATTTTGATAAAAAATCTCACGAAATTTTTAGAAATTGGTATGTTGATGGAAAGTTATATTATCATAAAGTAATTGATCTTAAAAAACCAGAATCTGGTATTAAGGAATTGAGATATATTGATCCAACAAAGATCAAATTTATTCGTCAAGAAAAGAAAGTAAATAAAGGTGTACAAGGAATTGATCTTTCTAGGACAACAGAAACAAGTAAAGTATTGTATCCAGATATTGAAGAATATTATGTATACTCACCAAAACCAAATTATCCGATTGGATTAGTATCGGGTGCTAATGGTCAAAAGGGTGTCAAAATGGCAAAAGATACCATTACTTATGTTACCTCGGGTCTTGTAGACAGAAATAAAGGTTCAATTCTTTCATATCTCCACAAAGCAATTAAGGCACTTAATCAACTTAGAATGATTGAGGATTCTTTGGTCATCTATAGATTATCAAGAGCACCAGAACGTCGTATTTTTTATATTGATGTTGGTAATCTTCCTAAAGTAAAGGCAGAACAATATCTTCGTGATGTTATGAATCGTTATCGTAATAAGCAAGTTTACGATGCCAATACTGGCGAAATTCGTGATGATCGTAAGCATATGAGTATGATGGAAGACTTCTGGCTTCCTAGAAGAGAAGGTGGTAGAGGAACTGAAATCACAACTCTTCCTGGTGGACAGAACTTAGGAGAACTTGCTGATATTGAGTATTTCCAAAAGAAACTTTATAGAGCACTTGGAGTTCCAGAATCTAGAATTGCTTCTGATGGTGGATTCAATCTTGGTCGTTCTTCAGAAATTCTTAGAGACGAATTAAAATTTACTAAATTTGTTGGTAGATTGAGAAAAAGATTCGCAAATATATTCAGCGATATGCTGAAGACTCAACTAATATTAAAAAATATTATTACACCTGAAGATTGGGAAAAGATTTCAGATCATATTCAATATGACTTTGTATATGATAATCAATTCGCAGAACTCAAAGATAGTGAATTGATGAATGAACGTTTAGGAACGTTGGCATCAATTGAACCGTATATTGGCAAATATTATTCTGTTGATTATGTTCGACGTAAAATTTTACGCCAAACTGATACAGAAATTAAGGAAATTGATATTCAAATTGAAAAAGAAATTGAAGAAGGAATTATTCCAGACCCCAATTCTATTGATCCTATAACAGGAGAACCATTACCTGATGCTGGTGGTAACGAATTACTTGGAGATGTTCCAATTGAGGCAGATTTAGAGGTTGATGCTGATATTACTGATGCCAACCTTCAGAAAGATACTAAATCGGCAGAGATATAAATAAAAAATATACCTATACAATTAATTACATGGAAGATGTTATCGATTTGATCGCTACTGATGCTTCTGCATCAGATATTAGCGACAAAATAAAGGATGCTTTGTTTAATAAAGCATCTAGTAATGTTGAAAATGAAAGATCTTCAGTTGCACATTCTATATTTAATATTGAAGATGAGACTAAATCAGAAGAGGATTCTGAGTAATGGCATATATTCGCCACGATGAAGATAATAACGAAGTTGATCCTCAACCAGGAAAAACTTCGGTCACACAATTTAGTGGTGATGAAGGGTGGACAAGTGTTGAATATGAAAATTTCAATGCAGACTATCAAGCCCGTAATGTAGATAACACTACAAGAACTCCTGGAACATATCAACGTCATGATGAAAATAATAGTGCAGTGACTCCTGGAACATATCAACGTCATGATGAAAACAATAATCCAGTAACAGGATAATAGAAAACAATGAAACTTATCACAGAAGAAATTTCAAAGGTAGAATTTATTACCGAAAAGGTTGGTAAATGTAAGAAATGTTTTATTGAAGGTGTATTCCTTCAAGGTGGCATTCAAAACCGTAACGGTAGAATGTATCCTACCGAAACTCTTGCTCGTGAAGTTGGAAGGTATAATGAAAACTTTACTCAAAAGGGTCGTGCTTTAGGAGAACTTGGTCATCCTGATGGTCCTACTGTCAACCTAGATCGCGTATCACATAAAATTATATCTCTTCGTCAAGAAGGAAATAATTTTATAGGTAAAGCACAACTTCTAGAAACACCAATGGGTAAAATTGCCCAAGCATTAATTAGCGATGGTGTTTGTCTTGGAGTTTCTTCTCGTGGTGTTGGTTCAATTAAAGAAGATCATACTGGTTGTAAAGTTGTAGGTGAAGATTTCATGTTGGCAACTGCCGCTGATATCGTTGCCGATCCTTCTGCACCCGATGCTTTTGT